GCAGCTGCGATCGATGCTTCGATGCTTCGCAGTTCCGCTGCTTCGCTGCCTGCAATTGCGCATGTGAGTTAGTTGCAATGCGGATGCAACAAAAAACCGTGTAGCATTGAAACAAAGCGCTTCGTTGCTACACGGTTTTAAAAGTACTTCAGTCACTCAGTTAATTCAGTCACTCAGTCGGTCAGCAAATCTTCTGCAGGCTTACAGCAAACCAATTAGAGCAGATGTTTCTTGAGCCTTAGCTAGTACCGTTTCCAGTTTGCGCAGCAAGAATGACGGAACACGATCAGAGGCGTCAGGAAGAAGCACAACGGCTTTGTGAAGCTCTCTTGCAGTCGCTGGGCTCATTGCCGGTACAGGTGCAGCAAGCTTTGTAAGACCGTCGATGTACATCGCTATGTTGATTTCCGCTTGGCCAAGCTGATCGGAGGTTAGAGCATCAATGTCTGTAGTTCCGAACACTTGATTGGCCAGCTTGATCAACAGTAATGGTGCAAGCTCCATTTCGCAGTATGCGCGAATTGCCGCTGCATTAATTTTGTCACCAGATGCAGTAGACCTACTCCAAGCGACAATAGAAGATGCTTCTAATGATTTAGGAGAAAGCATCATGGTAGTAAACGTGTTGTTATGTGCTTCGTAGTGTTGTTCGACTTCCTCCCGAATGTAGGCTTCCTGCAAGGAATGCAAGTAATTGATCACAGTCTCTTGCAAGATCGCAGGTTCAATACTGCAAGTGATATTCGGGATTACTGCAAACACGGATGGAATTTTGGGATTAGCAATCTTAGTAACCTTGTCGATTGTCTCTTTCCACCAAAGCTTAATTCCACGTGTATTGTTTGCATGTGCGCCAATACTATCGGTTTTCTCGTTATACAAGCGCACGAAAATCGAATTGCTGTTAGGCGCGAGATTGAAATCGGACATGATTATAGACTCCTTAGATAGGTTGATTAACAGTTCAAAGAGCTAGCGCGGTAGACAGCGCTGATGGTTCGGCTAGCATTGCAATTTCTATGCCTTTGAGAAAAGCTAGGTAAACTGCCATTCTTAGCTCACCAATGTCGATAGGCTTTACATTTGCTGCCGATTGCTGCCGCTTTTTTAAGCAAATCGCTTCTGACTATCGCTATCGCTTTGATTTCATTGAGAGTTTATGTAAGGTTTGTGTAAGATTCTTCAACACTCAAATACAATGCAATCGCAGTGCGATACTAATGCTAATGCAACTAATTCGCAGTCGCAGTGCTAATGCTGATTTCATGATGCTAGCTAATACTAAAGTATAACCTTAGGTTAAAACCGTTTGCAATTTTGTTGATTTGTACAAATAGCAGACAGAGACAAGATACGAGATAACAATTGCTAACAACATAGATTTCGCCCCCTTTGTTTTACAAATCTCTAAAGTCCCCCTGTATACGTCTGTATACTACTGTATACGTATGTATACTATGTATCCATGTAGCACTTTCCGATCGCCCCTATTTTCGCCCCCCTCTTGGCTCGTTTTCTTACCTATCTATGCTAGCATTCTATATGACTAACTATCCTGCTATCACTGTGTAGGGTACTTTTACTTTTTTATTACATTTTTAACAAAAGCACCCCCTAAAAAACACCGTGGATATATAGTTGAGATAACATAAGGAAAAATAGCAAGTACCATAGCTACAATGTAACCAACAGTGCTAGCATAGGTTATCCAACGAAAGAGGCCAAAAAGAAGGCAAAATAAGGAGCAAACCAAAAATGCTACACGTATACAAAGTATACAAACGTACACAAACGTATACAAATGGGGTCTTTAAGCATGTACTAACTCACAGTAATGCAATCAGTCTAACTAACAAATACTTCATAGTACACAGTATAAAATGCATTTTTCACTTGACAAATCCCTAAGAATGTGTCGTAATGACATATTGCCAGGTAACAAAGGCAACAGAGTTAAGTTAGTAAGATAAACTGCATAGCTAATGGGGGTAGCACTATGAGCAATCTTAAGCCACAAACACCAGAATGGCCATCTTACAAAGCTATTCAAGCTGATTATACAGCATGGAAAAACCCAAAGTACAGACGGATTAATCTACTCACTGAATTTGAAGAAGATTACATAAAACTTTCTCACTATGAATACGCTTTTACCACACAGTTCTACATAACTCAGGCATTAGAAACATCTCGTTATTGGTTTGAATTAGCAATGTCTCACTATAAAGCCTGAAAACTAGAGCCGTAAGGAAGCCGAAAATGAAATGCTTATGCCCTAAATCCGCAATCTTCTATGAAGTGCCAGAATTTGGTAACTTCGGTAATCGTTTTACTCTTCATGTAGAACATCCAATTTTCTCACTTACCACAGATCAGTTACTGTCCCAGATAAAACGTTGGGCAGATGGTAACACGAATGCAAAAGAGAACCGTCTTCTCTTTCTCGCATTGCTGAATAATCTAGAAGATGAATATGGCAAAATCATCACTTTTAGAACAGCAGCAATTCCAGCTAATGGATTAATTCAACAATACATGCAACGAATGTTTATGTTTGTTGGATGGTATACTGATATTCATACACCGTCAATGCCAATGCCGCATTATGTAGTAGATACATATAATTGCAATCTTTCTAACATTAAGTTATGGCTTGAAAGTTGGGAAGAGAAGCGAGAGGAATGGCAAACTAAAGCAATTGTCGGCGCTAATCTGCGAGCAGAGAAAGCGAAACGTGCTGAAGAAGTAATCAAAGTTATTAAGCATGTTACCAAAACTCGTAGCGATTGGCGTAAGTTAGCTATATGGGCAATGGATGCAGCACTAGTACCAGAGTCATATCGCAAAGAGTGGATATCAATTATCTGCACTGATATCAACAGCTTTAACATCTACCAACTATCTGGCCGTACATTAGCTAAGATCCTGTATCACATGGAAAGCTATTTAGATATCTACAACGATAATCTAATGGCTCATGCAATTCTAACAAGAATTCGCGAATTAAAAGAGCGCAATGCTCTTGGCTTTAGTTTTGCTGTTGGAATGCAATCTGGCATTTCTCCTGATGCGCTTGTTAATGCAGCTAAGACACCATTCACAATCGTTGAACCAACTAAGTTGGAAACGATAAATCGCGCAATTCTTGCTCAAAATGCTCCCACAACAATGCCTATTCGTAGCAACTATGCTACGCTAACTGAATTCATCAAAGCGAAAGCTAAGTATCAGCTTCGCATAGCAGCAATCGCTAGAGACGAAGAAGCGAAACAACAACAAATGCAAGCAAGACAGGAAGAGATATTGCATGAAAATATGAATAAAGAAGACGCTGCATTACTCGACAATGAGGAAGCGCAGTTACAATTGCAATTGGGAAACGGTCATACTATTAGCACAGAGGTGGAATAAAATGAATGAATTTAAAAACTTGATAAATGCTATGAATACTACTTCAGCCGTAGAATTGCTACCATCAACACCGCTAAGCGTGGATTACATTAATCCAGTAGACTTAGATAGCATCGAATTTAAGCGATGCATCTGTCATGAGTGGTTTGTAAAGAACCACAAAATTCTTAATCAGTTAAATGCGTTTTTCTTACTTCACATGAAAGGCAAAGATATTATCAGCAGTGTATCCAAAAATCCAATCTCTAACGCATATCAACTATTTCACAATAAAGCATTCTATACGATAACATATGCGCCAGCATTGCGAGATATCGAGTTTGAAACAGAATATCTTCTCTCGTTTCGTACTTGGGAAGGATATTCGTATCGTGTTGTGCTAATTCAGAAAGATAAGCGGGCGTAATGTTATGACAATTTCTAAAGAAAGATTCGACGCATTGCTTGCAAGAGCAAAAGCTACAATCGCGAAACAGCAAGCGGAAGCGCTTGAAGCAATGCAGGTTATGATAGAGGATAAACAGGTCAATGATGTATCCTTTGAAGGAACTGGAATTTCTGACGCCAAATTGGCAAGTGGAGATGACACTACAATTGCAAGCGCTGTCGAAATTATTAAAGACATCGCAAGTAACATTGGATCAAGTTCAAAGCAACATTCACACGAAGAAACTGGAGCGAAAGTTATCGGAGTTGCAAGAGATGATATCATTCTTAATGAAAAGCAACAATACTTTCACGATCAAGTAATCGCCGGTAAAGATTTGGTGCTTATCGGAGCAGCGGGAACCGGCAAAACTACTAGCATTCGTAAAACAACTAGATCTCTCATAGACTTAGAGCGATTGCCTAAGCTAACTACATCAACTAAATGGTTGCGTGTAGGAGTTCCTGGGGCTGCAATCATTTCATACACTCGCAAAGCAGTTAATAACATTCGTCATGCAGTAATCGATGAATTGAAACCGCATGTAGTAACAGTTCACAAGCTACTTGAATTTGCTCCTATATTCTACGAGATAGAAGATGCAAATTCTGGCAAAATGAAAACTACGATGCGCTTCGAGCCAAGTAGAAATGAAAACAATCCACTTCCTAGTGAGCTAATTCTTCTTATTCATGAAGAAGCCTCTATGGAGTCAGTGGATTTGTATGCGACTCTCGAAGCTGCGATGCCACATGCTCACCAAGAAGTGTTTCTAGGAGATATTCAGCAATTGCCACCAATCTTTGGAGCTGCAATTCTTGGCTTCAAAATGCTTGCGCTTGATGTAATTGAGCTTACAGAGATCTATCGCCAAGCAGCTAATTCACCAATCATTAATCTTGCTTGGGCAATTCTACAAGGCGATGCAAATCGCTTTAGTTCAGTTACGAAATCATTTAAAAAGTTTCATCCAATTCTAAAAAAAGAAGTTACTCGTATCGCGGTTCCATCACTTGCAGAATTTGAAGCGGATAACGAATATGGTAAATTAGTGTTTCAACCATGGCAAAAATCTCTCAAAGAAGATACTGCTATGGCAACTATTGTTAAACAGTTTTGCACATGGGATAAAGAAGGATATTACAATTCAGAAGAGGATATAATTCTTACACCCTTTAACAAAGCTTTTGGCACAATAGAGCTTAACAAAGGGATAATGCAATATCTTGGAGTTAAGCGTAGTGCTACAGTTTATGAAGTAATTGCAGGATTTAATAAACATTATCTTGCAATTGGGGATCGCATTTTATATGACAAAGAGGATGCATTCATAGTTGGCATTCGTAGAAATCCAATTTACTTTGGTGCTGCTCCAATGCCAGCTACTACCTATCTCGATCGTTGGGGAGGCTATAGAAGCATTGACAACGAAGAGATGCAAAAAGCAGAAACTGAAGAAGCCGCATTTCAGCTTGAAGCAATGGAAGAGATGCTTAACAGTGCTGCTCAAAGCGTTGATGATAGAGTAAATGCAGCCAGTCATATCGTTACAGTGCGTTTCTCAACTAGCGATGATACCCTAGACCTTAACGATGCAGCACAGATAAATGCATTGCTTGGTGGTTATGCTATTACAGTGCATAAAGCACAAGGATGCGAATGGGATAATGTATTCTTTGTGTTGCATCAATCACAAGCAATGATGATTCAGCGAGAATTGCTATACACAGCAGTAACTCGCGCAAAGCGGTTTCTTCACATCATATGTGAAACTAATTCATTCTACAAAGGTGTACGAAGCCAAAAGATCAAAGGCAATACATTACAAGAAAAAGCAGACGAATTTAAAGGTAAACTTGAAAGCAATGCTGGCAATGGCGACGCTTATCAAGACTTAGTGCATAAGAATGGCGGAGACTTTGACGTGTTCAAGTATAGTAGCGTTAATGCTAAAGGTCGCAACGAAGTGAGATACGAAGATGAAAACATTCCTACAGAAGTTGCAACAGATGCTGAAACGAGTACATCGCAAATCGCTGAGAAAGAAGTTGCGCAGACACCCGCAAATGATGGACAAGCTGCTGTTTCACAATATCAAGATACGCCAGCAGAAGACATAATTGCAAAAGCCAAAGCGCGACTTGCAGAAATCAAAGCTAAGAGAGGACTACGATAAATGAAAAAACTAGTGATGTGGGAAATTCAACTTGAACATTGGACACTTAGAATTCAAGAAGAAGCTAAAAAATCAGACAGTTTAACTTTTTCGCTATTTTGGCATAATAGTGACAATCCAACGTATGTAACGAGTGTCTCAAAAGAAGAGCTCTTAGATATGTTTGAGACATTGAAAGGACAGAAAAAATGAGCTACAAAGCTAAATTAATGATTCTATCTCCACGTCATCCGCATCCTACGTCTTATATGCTAGGTTACTACGACAGTAGAGGTTTATACGATATTAGAAACCCCATAAATATCACTCTCAGATTCAATGAGTGGAATAGCCTTGAAGAAGTAAAGATTTGTATATCAACTTACAAATTCTATATTAAGTAGGCTAGAAACGTCGAAGTTTGGATGGATAATAAACAGGTGATGCTATGAGCGGAGCATTCTACAATGAGTCTACATCTGAAGCGCTGAAAGAATTTGCAGAAGACGTAGATGAATACTTCAATAGGTTAGATGCAAAGCAGTTAGAATTGTCTATCGAAGATGTTGCTTTTGTAGCTAGCGTGAAAGATTACTATGAACGCTACGATGAACTGACGATGAAGCAATTGTATCGCCTTCGTGAAATCTGCAAAGAAATAGGAGTGTATTGAAATGAGCAATGAACGCATGAATAAATCGAAAATTCAGAAGATCTTTGATATGGCAATCGAAAGAGGTAGGTATAAAGAAGGCTCTTATATGAATATCGCTGTGGATAGGTTGTGCAACGCTGAACTTATAACAGAAAAAGAGTACAGGCACGCAATTCGTGAAATAAATAAATGTTTAAGAGCTCTAAGACTACATCCTGGTGATGCTATTATATTAGCCTTTGTATACGCATCCAAAGACTATGGACCAGTAGTCGATGGAATGTTATCAAAAATCATCATGAAGATGTACAAAGATTGGAGACATAGGCCAAAAAATACCGAAGAGCTGAAAAAGTTTATTATAGACTCTGCTATCGAACTACAAGAGCAAATAACTACAACAGAATAAGTAGCATTTTTCTATTGACAATATCGCCTTCTCACAGTACGATTGGTCTTCACTGTTGAGAATAGTCTCATTCGTGATACGGAGAGTTGAGATGACTGAAGAGACCCCCAATGCTGTTGTTACGCCCATTGACGATGACATCACTGCGCTGACTCGCAATGTGGAATACAATATCTCTTTCAAGGTTCCGAAGGGAACTCCGAAGGACGACAAGGGTAACTACATTGATGAAACTGGTGCTCCTTTCATTCGTAGGCAGGCTTTCAAGCTTGTTATTCCTGCTCCTACGCTGGAAGGTGTCAAGCTGGCTCTGAAGGAGGAAAAGCAGCGTGAATACATTCTCGATTTGATTGCTGCTGATATCTATCGTGCGGCGCGTTTGCAGGTTGACAGTGACGAGAAACCTGTTAACAGTTCCGAAGAGTTGGATCTCAATCTCATTACGCTCGAACACATTGCTAATGAGCCTGCTGCGGAACGTCGTGGCGCTGGTATTTCCAAGGAGACTTGGGAAGAGTTCAGCAAGGACTATCAGGCTATTATGCCTGATCTTACCAGTCGCAAGCCTGAAGTTATTCAGAATCAGGTGCTAATCTTCCTCAAGCGTTGCCAGACTGTCAAGACTAACAAGCCTGTTCTTAAGTTCCTCAAGGAACAGCTTGCTATGTGGGCAGTTCATACGGATCGTTTGGAAGACTTCACGGATATCGTCGAGTTTCTTGATCGTAAGATCGATCTGTTTCTCTCGACTGAAGATGAAGCTTTGCTCGCGAATCTGATGTAAGAGATAGCTTCAATGTAACATCCCTCTGCATTGAAGCTTGGGAAGCAGTGTAGTTATCCCCCGAGCTATGCTGCTTCCCTCTCTTGAGTACAGAGAAAAGGAATAGAAAGATGACTATTATCAAGAGCTACAATATTCCAGAAGAGTTAATCCCAGTTGTGCCGTTTAAGGATCTATTGCTTAAAATCATCAAAGAAGATGAAGGTGGATTTGTTCTTAGTAAAGATCCTGATGGCGGTGATGGCGGTTGGACATTTGCAGGTGTCACAGCTAAGACATTTGCGGGATATTGCAAAGTTCATGATATCGATCCTATTGAAGACACAGAGAATTTCATGCAATTGATGGGAACCCCAGAAGATGCTAAGGACATTATTACAGATATATTTGCTATATATGATGAAGAGTTTATTTCTCCATTGCAGTTAAGCAAAAAATACAATTGCCTACAAGGAATGTTGCTTAGCTGTGCAATTAATTGCGGGATTGGAATAGCGTTACAGCTGTATCATGTAACTTGGGTGTCATCGCAACCTGTAATATTGCTGGAGAGCTGTGTTAGAACTTTTGCTTATAATTGGCAGCGGCATTATTCAGCAATAATTGCAGTGCATCCAGAAAAACATATTTACTTGAATGATTGGAAGGCTAGAGTAAACCGCTGGAAAGACTACGAACTAAAGATTCTTTCTTCTTCTTCTGCTGCGTGAGTTCACTGCTGTGTCTACAATAAAGCAACTTTACAACATTCTCTATCTGGGAAAAGAGATTGAAATGCATTTTTCATCTGCAACACAAGCAGAAACATTTCGTGTAAATTTGCATAGACACAAACGGATACAAGATAATGCATTGAGGACTCTGGGGCTCCTTGAAGAAGGAGAGGAAACTCAGAGTCTTCTTTTTTCTTTTGATAAAGAAACAGGAATTGCTAAAATTGCGTTTGGGCAAAAGAAGCATAAAAGAGATTACACATTTAAAATAGTTGAGGAGGCGGTTTAATGCCTCGTATGTATGAAGAAGTGTGGAAGCGTATTAAGAAAGACAAAAAAGTTACTTTGCAAGTTGAGCCGTTTTTAGTTCCTCGTGTTAGTAAAGCAGTTAAAAAAGAGAAATATATGGATTTAGGATTTAAAGTGATTAACGGACTTGATTACTATTGGCTTAAAATTATATATGAAGAAAACACAAAGCATTTGATTTTTGAATTGCATCAACGCTATGGCATTGTTGAAACTATAGCATAGAGTAAGGCGGAAAGAATGAAGTTGGATATCGCAGCGTTGAAAGCTAAAGCTGCTGCTACAATTGCAGCAATGGAAAAGGAAAAGCAGCAAAATGAACCGCAGAACCAAGAAGTTAAGGAAGCTGAGTCTACTACGATATGTAATTCTAACGTGGGGCTTCGGAGTGTTGTCGAGGAAGCAAGCAAAAGCGTATTGCAAGAGAGAGAAACTGCGCCTCTCACTGCTGCGGAACAGATTGTAGGAAAGATTGCAGATCTGCAAGAAGCTTTGCAGAAGCAACTTCCTGGGTATGAAAGCGTTCTTCATTTCATTCATTTTCAGCTACATAAAAACGAAGACGTTGTGCATCTTCTTACTGAGGAACAAATCGGTATCATAGTAGCTGGACTTGCTAAAAAGAAGAATATCGTTCTCACAACTTCTGCTGCTAAGGGTGGAAATAAAACGCCAAGTGGCAAGAAGATTAAGGATCTAAGTCTCGAAGACCTAATGTAAAAAGGGGTAAGCATTATGGCAATCATCGATCGTTCTAACAAGGAAATCAACACTGCTGTTGTAAATCTTGTGCGATGGAATAAGAGGCCGTTGGCGCAACGCATGGAAATTGCGAGAGTCATTGCTGACACAGTTGCAGAATTGCCTGGAAATCGTAGTGATCCATTCATTTATGATGTGACAATGTTGCACCTTATTAACGGGGTGTATTGCCCTGAGGATTATGGGGTTAGTTTCGATAAGATTCTTGTGCGAAATATTACTGAAGAAGACCTTCTTGTGTATAAGTATGCAGCATAGATTGCAAAAATGTTACCAGCGGAGCGAATCTTCTGTGTTCTTGCAAAGAAATTTCCACATCTTCTCGCTAAAGATGAATGCAAGAATGCGGATCTTTTGCTTCGCTGGTTGTATAGCGATAATTCTTTATATTATAATAATTGTCCGTTTTTTGCTGGTTGGGATATTTACACTTTAATTAATCGTTATGAAAATCATAAGTTAATTCATTTTCCTGAAGCTATGAAGTTAGAAGGCTATAAATATGCACTTCAACTTCATGTGTACTATTTGGAGAACAAAGACGATGCATGCAAATCTGAAACAATTGTCTCACTCTAGCCGCACTGTGTTGCATCGTTGCGCAGCGAAGTATAAAATGGAAAAGCTGTCTCCGCACCAAGAGTCATGGGGAAATCCTGACTTAGATTTTGGTAAAGTAGTTGGCATCGGAGTGCAAGAACTTCTTATCCACGGAGATATTAATCGTGCTTGGATGAAGATGTTCGAAGAATGGCAAACTACTCCATTTGACGATGAAGAAGACAGAAACAAGAAGAAAAAGAACTTTTGGCACGCGCTTCATGCTGTTGAAAGATTTATTCCTCATATGCACCAAGAGTTTGTCGGTTACGAACTTGCTATTCTCAACGATCGACCTGCTATTGAGTTGGGGTTTAGTATAGATTGCGGAGAAGGATTTACATATCGCGGGTACTTTGACGCAGTTATGATTCATAAAATGCAGCGTCGTTTAGCTGTGCTGGAAAACAAAACAACTGGTGCTTGGTCAGCTAACGAAGCTTCGTATAAAAACTCAGGGCAGGGACTTGGATACGATCTAGTTCTCGGAGCTATTGCAAAGCAGTTAGGACTAGAGCATTCTGTTAATTTCCCTGTTTTCTATCCTGTGTATGAAGCAAGAAACTTCGAATGGAAAATATTTGAGTTTATGAAATCGCGAGCCGCTAGAGCCAAATGGATTACAGACATTGTGTTAGATAAAGAATTAGTTAAGCTGTATGATTCATTTAATCGCTTTCCAATGCACGGCGAAAGCTGCATGGATTTTAACAGGCAGTGTCCATTCTTTGGAATGTGTGATTTGAGTGATGCAGTTTTGCAACTTGATAAAGCAGAAGAGAGGATTGAGCCGCCAGCTAAGTACGATTTCTATTTCACTCTTAGTGAGATCATCGAAAATCAGATAGAAATGCTAGAAGGATAATCTAAAAATGGTCGCATACACACAGTTTAAACAGCGTGAAGTTCAACATGCAATCGTTTTCGGGGAACACAAGACAGGCAAGTCGACTCTTGTGTCACAGCTTGCAGAAGATGGATTTAATCTTATTTGGTTTTCTGTTGACAACGGACATTCTATCATCGGTAAACTCTCAGAGGCTGCACAAGCTAGAGTCGATGTTATCAACATCCCTGACACAAGGGATTTTCCAGCAGCAATTGATACTATTCTAAAAGCTTTTACTGGAGCTAAAGTATCAATTTGTCATATGCACGGGCAAGTTAACTGCTCTTTTTGCAAACAGGAAAAGCTAAATTTTACCGATTATGAATTCGGTAAACTTGATTTGAATACTGTTGTTGTTATAGATCATCTGAGCCAGATTGCAGATAGCGCATGGAACCTTGTTACTCAGAACTACGATATTCTTAAAGAGATTAAAGATCAAAAGAAAGACAGCTACGATTTGTACATGAAACTTGGTATGCTCATGAATAAAGTGCTTACGCATATTCAGCAAGCACGTTGGCATACATGTGCAATTGCTCAAGTCATTGAAACGGAATTGGACAGTGGCGATAAACGATTGGTTCCTCGTGTAGGAAGCGGACCGTTTTCTCGTTGTGTTGGTTCTTACTTTGATCATATGATCCTATGTGAAATTGTAAATCTTAAGCATCGCTTTGGCAGTAGTACTGGCTATAAGAATACTGTTGTCACAGGTTCTCGTAGCGATATTGCCATCGAAAAGATGCCTTCTCCAAGTCTTGCTCCATTTTTTAGAAACGTAACAGTTTCTCAACAGCAAAATAAAGAAGCGTTGAAAACAGAACTAGCTGAGTTGAAAACTAAAACAACTACTCCATCTGCTTCTGAGATTCTTGCTAAACTGCGGAGTAAATAGAAATGAAGAATTCTCGTTCATGTGTAAATTGCGCAAATATGGACAAAACATACTATGGTTGTGACATATGTTTTGATTATTCTAATTGGAGCAGAAAGTATTTTTCATGCGAAGGATGCATTGGAGATAGTGCTGCGTATGAACACTTCTGTAGTGATTGTGTCAAGTATTCAAACTGGAAAGACGAAAAACAGTATCTTAAGGAAGTAGAGAACATGAGGCAACAACAAGTGGAGCTACAGCAAGGTGTTAGGGCTAGCTGTAAACAAAGAGCTACTGATGTGCAAGTAGGAGGAAATCACTACAAGCAATTTCCAATTCAGCCGATTGAGTTTATCGAAAAGAATAAGCTTTCATTTTTGCAAGGAGATATCATTAAGCGAATTTGCCGATACAACAAGGAAGGCGGCAAAGGTAAGCAAGACCTAGAGAAGATTATCCACGAGTGTCAATTGGTTATGCAATTTGAATACCAAGAGGAGAAGTAATATTATGAACAATGCTGAGCACGAACCTACTCCGTATCAATTCACCGAAGATAATCTTAATGAAAATCCTCGTGAGTTTTGGGAGCAAATCCACAAGCTTACAATCAATAAGCTTTCTTCTGTATTCATGCAGCAGATCAATGTATTTATGCAGAATGTAATGAATACATTCATTGCTATAAGCGCTGAAGTTACTATCTTTCGTGAATTGGAAGCAAGGATTAGAAATAAATCCTTGACAGACGAGATCCTAAACGATATAATGAATCGTATCGCTTCTCTGAGGAGTGAGATCCAAGCTAAAGCTGCAAGTGAAGTAGAAGCTAGAGCACAGCTTCAGGCAGCTTTGAAAGAACAACAGCATCCGCAGTGAGTTAACAGAGAGTTGAGGAGATAGCGGTAGCTAGTAATGCTCCACGATCGGGTGATAAACTGTAATCCCGGTACATTCAACTACTACAACTCAATGGAGTAAATTAAATGTCTGATGAATTCATCCCAGTTTCCGTAGACGCATCTCTGGATGATATCGATGATCTTCCTTCTTTCAAGGTGTTTCCGTCTGGCGCATTTGTGTGCGAGGTAAGTGCCACTGAGGCAAGTAAGATTATCAACGAGCATCCTTCGTCTGAAATTTCTCTGAAACTCATTGAAGTTTCTGAGTTGTCAGAAGCGTTGCGGGAAGGAGAGAATGAGCCAGTTCCTGGTGATATTCAATCCATTGCATTCATGCGAGACAATGCAGTTGGCGCAGGAAAGTTGAAGGAGTTTCTTCTTCCGTTTTCCAAGGCGTTAAACAAGAAAGGTCCCATCGGAGAATTGCTCTCTGACATCAAGGGAATGAAAATCCTTCTTATTCAAACGCGAAATCACAACAAGGAAAAGGATCGTGATTTCCCTGTGATTAAGAGTGTTATCATTCTCTAATAGGTTGCATTTCTAAGTAAGCTGCCCTGGCTAACAACTGGGGCAGCTTTGTTAAAAATGCAAAAAAGACTGGGGACAGCATGTTGTATCAAATTATTACACCACGAGTTGTTTGTGGTATTGTTATTAAGTATAATATTGTAATTAAGACTGCTCCATTTTTTAATTGGATGAAAGGAAAGACATTAGAAGAAGTAAGTATGTATTGTCAAACCAATAATTACAAAATGAGACAAGTTGATAAGGAAGAAGAATAATGGCTTCTTTCATTCTTCACTACAATCCATGGGAAGAAGATTTTCTTTATCGTATTAAAGATATTGTAGCAGGGCGCGCTAAGGTATTTTTAACTAAGACTAATCCTGCTGCAGTTATGGAACTTATTATAATTGCAAAAGAAAAAAATTGCAAATGCGTAGCTACATCAAATGAAAAATTAGCTCGTTGGTTGGTTAAATGGGATGACAAAGACACAAGAAAGAAATTCAGTTTAGATGCTTTTGCTGGCAGCATAATTGAGAGAAACGGAATTGAGTTTCTTATTCTACCTTCATTAGATAAACTAGTAAAGGTGAATTATGGGCAATTCATTATCAAGAGGTTCCTCAACAAACTTATTGTACCTGAGAGTTTTATTAAGATGCCTGCGTTTGATAACCAGTGGGAAGTTTTTATGCCACAGAACGCAGATAGAATTTACGCTGAATTCAGAAATGCTACCTTCGTGTCTTCTGATAACGAAACAGGGAGCGAAGAGGATAAGACCATTACATGTACAGGTTTTACGGCAGTTACTATTGACACGAAGTCAAACAGTTACACTACAAGTACTGTTGTCATCCCGTACACCAGCGAATTTAACTTAGCTTTTTCTCGCAAGTTACTTAATTTGCCGCAACCAAAAGTATTTCAAAATGGTAAGTATGACATTGCTTATCATTTACGATACAACTCTCCTGTTCGCAATTACGCCTTTGATACTATTAATCTATTTCATTGTTGGTATTCCGAATTGCCGAAAGACCTTGGCTTTATACCTTTGTTTCTATTACGTAATTGGGTTTATCATAAGTTTGAGAAGGATACTCTCGACGAACTGATATACTATCAGTACAATGCTAAGGATGCATTCATAACAGCAATGAGCTTTCTTGCTTTGTTGTATGAATTGCCAGATTATGCTATTAAGAATTATCTTATAGAATTTCCTACAGTGTTTCCTTGTATTCTTGTTGAGAATACAGGGATTCGCTGTGATGTAAATGCAATGCGAGAACTTGCAAAGCAGAGTGAAGAAGCTTTCAAAGGAGACTTAAAGTCTATTCAAACTATGGTAAGTAATTCGTTATTTAATCCTGGATCTCCGCCACAATGTGCTAAGCTTTTTACAGTGCTTGGATGCGAAGACATTAAAGGTACAGGAAAGATTCCAATTGACAAAGCTTCAGCAAGACATCCTATCAACGAAAGAATTCTTAAAAGTATTAAAGCGTTTCGAGAAGGGCGAAAAGCCTACGGAACGTATTTCGATGAAACTAAGCTGTGGCATAATAGAATATTCTACACACTTAATCCACATGGTACCACAACAGGAAGGTTTGCTAGTAAAGAGTCCCATTTCTGGTGTGGATTGCAAATTCAAAATATTCCTAGAGATAAAGAAGAAGTTGCAGCCAAGAGAATGTTCGTTGCAGATAACGGCTTTTATCTTGGTGAATCTGACTTGGAACAAGCAGAGGCTAGAGATACAGCCTATCTTTCTGGAGACCTTCGACTTATTGCAACAGTTGACGATACAACAAAAGATTACCACGGAATTAATGCTTCGTCATTTTTTGGAATGCCTTATGAAAAAATTATCAAATCATATCAAGATGACGAAGGACATTGGATTCATAAGAAGTTAGATAAAGAACTGCGTGATTTAGCTAAGCGAACTAATCACGGCGCAAATTATAATATGGGTCCTAGCGTTCTTTTAGATACAATGGGGATCAAGAATGTTATTCGTGCGAAGCAACTTTTAAAGCTTCCTGCTAGTTGGTCACTTCACAAAGTATGTGAATACTTGTTAGATAAATTCTCGAATACTTATTCGACGGTTAAAGGACCGTGGTATAAAAAAGTTATATCAGATGTAGAAAACACTCACATGCTTGTTGGTCCTACTGGCTGGACTCGTTATTGTTTTGGGCATCCTGCTAAGAATAAATTAGATCTTAATGCATATGTTGCACATCCTCCACAATCCCTTAATGCTATGGTGCTTAATAAAGCATGGTTAAAAGTATTTGAAATATGGAAGGAAAATCCAAATGATTTCTGGCCTCTTGCTCAAATACATGACAGCATACTTTTTCAGTATCGTATTGGCAGGCTGGATTTGGCAATTAAAGTCAAACGAGCTATGGAAATTCCTATTACTGTTAACGACACTTTCGGCATTCGTCGCACTCTCTTGGTACCTGCTGCTCTAAAAGCTGAGAATATTAGATGGTCAGAATTAAAAGACATAGCAGCATAGGGGGAATGCATGAATGTCAAATTTTATTGAAGACTATTTGCAATTTACTTGGGAAACTGAGCCACCACGCGTTTTTCATAGATGGTCTGCAATAATGGCAGTTTCTGCTTTGCTCGGTAGAAACTACTATTGTAATCATGGGATGTTTAGAATATTTCCAAATCTGTTTACTATGTTTATCGGAGATGCTGGAACAAGAAAAAGCACTGCTATTAAGATCATGAAAAAGCATTTAGCAGCTTCGGGATATGATACATTTGCTGCTGATAAGACAAGACTTGAGAAGTTTCTTCTTGATCTAGAAGGCGAACAAGTAGAAGAAACAGTAGGTGCTGGCAAGAAAAACTATGATGCAGTTCTTGCTACCAACCTATGGGGAGATGAAGCTACAAATGAACCTAGAGAATGCTTTATTTGTGCAGATGAGTGGAATGACTTTGCACCTAGAGGTGATATTGATTTTTGCACTTTATTAGGCAATTTTTGGGATTGGGATAATGAGAAAAGGCCATATACTCACAGGCTTAAAAATTCAAAAAGCGTTAGTATTTATCAACCTACATTAACAATACTCGGTGGCAATACGCCAGATGGTTTGGCTAAAGCGTTTCCACCAGAGATGATAGGAACAGGATTTTTATCACGAACACTTTTTATTTATGGAGAAAGAAGTGGACGTAAGTATACGTTTCCGCCAATTCCAAGTGACGAAGCTGTTGAGAAAGTTATTTCGCAGCTTGCGGACATTCGTGCTACGTGCATGGGCAAAGTATCATTTACAGAAGGTGCTGTCAAAATACTTGATCATATTTATCGAGAATGGGAAGATCTCGATGATGTACGATTCAAGTCGTATAGTAATAGAAGATTTACACAGTTGCTTAAACTTTGCTTGGTTTGCGCTGCGGCTCAAAAAGCCAAGGAGATTAGCGAAGAAATCATTATTCGTGGAAATACATATTTATCATCCATCGAAAGCACTATGCCGCGTGCACTTGGGGAATTTGGCAAGGGACGAAATAGTGATGTTGCTAACAAAATCATGGACCTATTGGCAACAACAGGAAAACCCTTAACAGTTAAAGATATTTGGGCACATGTCCATAATGATTTAGACAAGATTAATTTGTTAGCAGATATAATGAATGGCCTTAGTATAGCGGAAAAAATTCAACATATTCCGCAAAAAGGCTTTCTTCCTAAGAAAATACGAAAAGCAATTCCAGATTATGTAGATTTTGGATTGCTTACAGATGAAGAAAGAAGGAGTAGCTAAGCAATGACACAAAGAAACGATCAAGGAAAAGATAAACAATTCGGATATCGCGATGAGCATTGGCTTATTCTGGAAAAGATTCCTCCAGAGTCAGTAGTAAGACTTCGTGAACTTATTGCGAAACCTGAGCATCATGATCTCTATATAAGAGCAATTAAAGGAAGCACATTCGAAGAGTGCATTGGCATTCTAGCAGCGTGTCTTGACATCGCTCTTGATGGACTGTATGAAGCGTCAGATTTATGCGAGATGCTTTGCGATGCAATCAATAAGAGACATACGGTAGATAATAAACCGTGGATTGCAAATTCGCATCTTATCAGTGCAGAACTTGTTGAGAGGCAAGGTGAGCTGAGCCTAGAAGAAAATCCAAATGGCGAAATGGGAACTTTAGTTCCTAGTGACAAAAAGGAGATTAACTGAGATGGCTACAAATCTTAACATTGACCCAACTAGACTTAGGATATTAGCAAACAAAATAGAGGAGTTGCAAAGAGCAAAAGACTTTAACAGATTTAAGCCTTCTACAGGAGATATAAAAATATCTTGGAACTTTGGAAGCTCTTGCGAAGGATACAAAGAAGCTACAACTATGCTAGCTAGAGTAGTAGAAAAACACTTTACACAGTTATGGATCGAAGCTCTAGCTGATACAGAAGATGCGCTAGATGATCTGCAAAAATCGCTGTCTGGGATAGTTGAAAAAATTAAGGAGTAACTGAGATGACAAATATATGCATGATTGATCTTGAGACGTTAGCAACTTCCGCAGACGCCTATATACTTTCTATAGGAGCTGTTGTATTCGATTCCTCTTCTAATGTCTTTTTGCCTAGCGCTAAATTTTATGAAGTGCTAAGCTTAGAAGAACAAGCGGGGAGTAGAATCTCAACTGATACTCTTTGTTTCTGGCTTAAACAAAGTGAGCTAGCTAGAAACGCTATATCCTGTTGCGAAAAAGTATCTATAGAAGAAGCTCTAAATAATCTGTATCATTTTATAAAAAACAACAAAGTAGAAGAAGTTTATAGTAACGGGGCTAGCTTTGATATTCCAATTCTTGAACTAGCTTATACCAAATACATAGTAGAAATACCCTGGAGTCACAAAGCTTCTCGTTGCTTTAGAACAATGAAAGCTTTATTCTGGCATGTAAAAGAACCAGAATTTACAGGAGAAGCTCATAATGCTTTAGCAGATGCTAGACATCAAGCAGAATGGCTTTATCTTATGCTTCAAGAAGCAAAGGAAAAATTACAATGAACGAAATAGAGTTTCGCACGGGTAAACCGCACATAGTACAGATTGCAATTCAACGATGGGCGCTATTTGATTCTAAAGGCGTTAGCGTAGTCGGTGTTGCAGATGTACTAACTGACAAAGAAAAGCTTCGTCCTATAGATGTGGAAATATCTCACGAAGGACGAAGCTTTAGATTTAGCGAAGGAATGTTGAAATTAGTAGAGATGAAGCAACCTATGGAGTCAGTTCAGGCTGCAAAGGATTTAGAGGCTTCTGATAATTAGAAGAAACTGTACTATTATTACCAGCTAATGGCGCTACGGGAGACTGTGGCGCCATTGTTGTACCTGTGTTTCTAACGTCAGGAAGCGGTTGTCCTCCCATTACTTTCATAGCTTGCTGCGCTCGTGGAGAATTGAGTTGCTGCAATACTTTATTTGCCATGCTGACAGTCGACTCTTGTTGCCATTGCATCATCTTCTGAGGAAATGTAATCATATTTCCACCTAGCGAAGCATAGCGGTTCATGAAAGTTTCTGTTTGATTAGGTGACAATTGCTTTCCACCTAGCATATTAGAGCGGACTTCTTCGCCTAGAAACTCCATAGCTGCTCTATCTTTGGCAGCGAATAGATTTCTACGATAATCATCATTAAGAATTATAGCTTCATCTAACGGCCGTGCCCCAATAAGTCTAGCAAAATAAGCGCCACCGAAGAGGTCACTAAGACCGCTGGTATGATAATTGCTATCGTTTGTGGCAATTAATCCTCCTTTGCTAGTGGTGCTGTATCCTTGCATCAATTGCGCCAACCCAGCTAACGGTCGCGACACTCCATTGTGTTCAATGCCCATCAACAGATTATTGACTGCATCTCCGCCACCTGCAACTTTTTCAAACATATTATAAATGTTTTGTACAAAGCGAATGCTACCAGAGATGCCAGCCCATTCAAGAGGATTGACTGGAAGCACAGTAAGATTTCGCGGATTCATTTCCGCTCGTGTATACATACTAGCACCCAGTACATTTGAAACGCTTCCATACAAAATATACTTGCCGAGAGTTTGCCCAAAGAAATCTGGAAGCGTGCTGTAGATATCTGCATTTCCAGTGTTGCCAGATGCTGAAGCAATAGCTTGATTGATTACATTAAGTCCAGGCAATCCTTGTGCACCGAACAAAGTTCCTTGTAATCCTCCCATCAATGCCATTGTCTTAGCTTCGCCATTTCCTACATAGCGAAACATATTCTGCATTAGATTAAGATAGAAGCTTTGGAACAATCCAACTGCTTGACCAATAGGTCCCTGAAATGCGATCGGTCGTTGAGCAGTTACTATGTTTGTTTTAATTCTATTTACAAAACTCCAAATATTATCTGAAAGATCTTTGCCCTCGTAGCCGAGAGTATCATGAAATATTTGATAACCAACATCGCAAGCTACGAAATTGCTAAATGCTTCCGATAGATCGAAAGGTTTACGTAAGAAATCTTTAAGCGATCCATAATATGCTTCAGCTTTAGCATCATTGTTAATTCCCATAGGAAGCGACACATTTTCAAGTCTGCTAATTTCTTCGCTACCAGTTGTGCGGCCTTCAACAATACCTTTGTACAACGCTGTTCTATCAGCAAATTCATCAGAATTTTGTCTGAAGAAATTCGTTATTGCCTTGTACATTGGTTTAGCAACAGCAAATACGCTTTTGCTTTCATCGGTAGGAAGCGCTGTCATGAATAGATCTTTAGCAACTCCACCAGTAAGAACGTGAGCGCCTTCAACAGCAGCAAGCATAGGAGTTGTAATAGCATGAAGCAATTGCTGTAACGGATCAAACTTAATTACAGCACTACCAAGAATTGCATTGTTAGCAGCGATGATTTTAGAGAGATATCTCTGCGGAGGCAGTTGATTTGCAATTTCGTAGTTCTGCATTCCTTTAATCGCATCTCCGAAGGGATCTCCAAGTCCTGCTGTTTTCATAACATTGTTAGCTTCTTCGACGCTAGACTGGTTAAGCCTAACAGAAGTTAAAGCATCTCGCATAGTTTTAAAAGCAGTATCCGCATAGGATTCAACTTTCTCTTGAGCATAGTTCCAGAAAGTGTATTGATCCTTATTGGAAACATTTAATGCAAGACGCTTATAACTGTCGAAAGGATTACTTTGCATTTTAGCGAAAGCATCTTGCGTCGGATTTTGCATCTTAGATGTTGCAAGACTGCTAAAGCGATCTCCGAGAGAGTCGAGCTCAGCGAACAATTGCCCATTCACCAATTCAGTGAAGTTGCGAATTTGGGAAGTTTCCATTTTCGCGTGCCAATCAGTATAACGTTGTAGCGTAGTTTCTAGATTGACATTTGGAATTACATCATTAAGAATGCCTTTACGAGTCATCTCGCTGTTTACACGAGAGTTGTAAAAGTTCTTAGTGAAATCGTATTCACCGTAGGCTTTCTTGTAATCGGCTAGTTGTTGTTTTGTATACGTTTCAAAATCAGGGCCAAGAGCTAGAATTTTATTTTGCAAATCCTCATAGGAAGAAGCAGTGATTATACCAGTTCCATCATCGCTAAGAGGCAATCCCGCTTTTTGTTTTGCATATACAAAATAGGGATACTTTGCAGTGTCGATAGGCGGAGTATAAAGAACTCCAGTAGAAATGTTTCCGCGAGTTTGCAAACCTAAAGCAGCTCTACGAGAATTTTCATTGAGAATGCGAGCATCATTAAGTTCCATATTTGCTTGCTCCCAAGCAGCAACTTTAGGAGACAAGACATAGAAGTTTCGAAGTCCTTGCGCAGGAAGTTGAGAAGGATCAATTCCTTTCGCTTGAATGAAACCGTTAGGCAGATAGTTATTATTCCAATTGTGAGTTACATTATTTTGTTCATCTTTGATTTCTTCGATAGAATCTTTTAGCACAGCAACTTTGGATCCATCTTTTACAATGTCTCCAAATTGTGAACCTGCAACATCATCGGGAAGGAATACAAACTTTTCTCCGGTGCGTTGGCGAACTGCTACAAAAGCATTAAGTTCAAGGGCAGCTTTGCTATCATCTTTAAGATCGCGCGACAACGGAGCAAGAGTATCCGTAATTGTTTGATAACGCGAATTAACAAGTCTACTTACATTGCGACCAACAATTTCGCAAGCCTGCTGAGCAGAGTTGTAAGCTCCTTGTGCAAACTTTAAAAATCCAGCCCCAGCAGGAGTAGAAGCTAAGAAGTTTTCAATAGGTTGCGCAATTTTAAAGTCTTCAAGTGCCATGCCATGAGTAGCGGCCCAATTGCGACCTGTATCTTCCATTGCATTGCGAATAGTATCAATGCGATACTGTACTTCCTGCATTCCCTTCAACACATTTCCACTATTGTCAAGCACATTGCCTAACTCATATTGTGCTTTGTAGTGGCGTAACGCAGTAGCTTTATCAACAGGATTAATGAGTTGTTCTGCTGAGGCATTCTGCAATTCTCCAGCGGTAAGTTTAAACATTTGTTCTTCTGGCACATTAACAAGCTGTGCTGCATCCGTGATTGGGCGGGAAGGATTAGCAGCGATATAGCGATTTGCGATATCTTGTTTAGTGGTAGCAAGCTTGCTAAGAAAGTTTTCAGGAGAATATGCGAAATCTTTAACAGCACTGCCGTCAATCGTAATATTTTTCTTTTCCAATCCGCTAAGCCAAGCATCGAAATCCTTATTAGGATTCTCGCTCCAACTCTTCCATAGTGATTCCATAACAGGAAGATCAGAAGAATTGATTGCAGTTTTGTTGGCGATAGCATTTCTATCTGCCCATAGATAGCGAGCATTAGCGTCAATGGGTTTCATAGTTTCATCAAAGGCAGTATCAGCAGACTGCGAGAAAAAAGAATCACCTGCTTTTACACCTTGCTTAGAAACAATTAGATTTCCTAGATCACCAACAGTGGGAGTGAATTTAGAATTTCCATCGACAACAGCACCAGTAAGTGTATCAATAACTTCTGGAGTGCTGTAGAATTTTTTACTTCCTTCTGGCAGAGTACCATTCATACGAAATTGACGTTCTTCTGCTTGCGTAAGAATGCGACCTTCGCCAACTCTAGGAACTTGTTCAAAAAGTTGAGAATCAGGATTAATGCTAGGTTTACCAAACTTATCGAAATAAATATCAGCACCAGCATTGAATGCATCTTCTTGAGTAGAAATCGTTACATCTTCTCCAAGAAGCGAAATGCGATTTCCAGCAGCAATGATTTTACCGCTACCAGTAGCGCCAGGTTTAAGCTGATAGGCTAATGAAGCAGTTCCGTTATCTATTGGCGTCTTAGAAAACACTCGCTGCCAGTCTTCAGGATTAGCGTCACCAATAGAGGTTTTGTTTAGAAAAAACTTACCACTATCGTTAACAGGAAATAGCAAACCATCGATAGGAGTAGCACCTGGAGTTACTTTGACTCCATCGATATCTTCTAAAGACAGCCGTGACAGATTATTCATGCGAGCAAGTTGCCAATACATCTGTTCTTTATCAGCACCAGAAGCTCGCATTTTAAGTACAGAATCAGTAACAGCATTTGCAAGTTCAGAATCATCGCCGCTGGTCAATTCCCCAAACCAACTGCGAATATTGTTGGTTGCTGTTTTGATTGTATTGTTAATTCGCAATCTTCCTGCAGTTATATTTTGCATTTCATCAACAGGAAGATTGTCAAGAGATTGCAATCCAGTTACAATGCGATCACCAGCAGCAAAACTACCTTTTCCCAAAAGTTGCAAGTCTTCTGCAGGCTTAAGCATTTTTTCAAATTGCACAGAAGCTCTGTTGATTTTAGCAACAGTAAAAAATCCATCAACTAAACCACCGAATGCACCGCCAAGAGCAGCGCCATAAAATGCATTGTTTGCAACATCGCTAAGCGATTGTGTATCAAGAAGCGGAGAAGCGTGCATAGTAGAGCCAATTGCAGCTTCCATAGCAAGACTCATAAGAGCTTGATCACCAAAAGAAAGTGCAAATGCTTTAGCTTTCTCTGCCATTAGCGAACCATAAAATCCATTTCCAATATCAGGAATATCAGAAATGGCTTGTTTCACTACATTAGATTTCGCAACAGCAGGAAGAAATCCAGACATACGCGCCATGAGAGAAGTAGTTTCACCAGCACGATATGCATTATAGGCAGTTGACGCTGCCTTCATTGCAAGTCCATAACCTTTAATGGCTCCAAAGCCTGGCAATAGTGAACCTGCAATTAGTCCGGCAGCTTCGATACCTTGCTTGTGCTGATTGTAATAATTGATTGTATCCGTATCGCCAGTATAATCAGAAATGTCAAGCTTTTCAGCATTGCCGCCAAATAGATTATTGACTTCAACAGCAGTATTAGCAAAGCTGTTAATAATACTCATTCCAGTTAATGGAATTCCTTTAGTGACAACATCGCTGATATCATCCATGAGCGAAGGCGCTTGCAATTGAGCAGCAGAGGTATCAAGAGCATAACCAAACGAAGAGACTTCGCCAGTGCTAGGATCTGTAATCATTTGGAAGCTCCAGTATTGATGTTCATCCGCTGCACTTGAATTAGATACCGCATAAAGGCATTAGATACTTGTGCTGTATTGGTCATATCATAATTGTTGGTGCCTAGTCTGCCTGGATTGTGAATATTAACATGATAGCCTTGTTGTTCAGGCAGTCCCATTAGTTTATACTGGCTTGTTTCATTGGCTTGCAAAGTAGCTTGCATAAACAAATGCGACATTTCTTGTGTAAGCTGTCCAAAAATTGCCTGCGCTTGTCCTGCAGGAACTTTATCCATTACTCTGTAAGCAGCATTAAATACAGCGTCGGTAGATAATGGCATTGTTTTATCTGCTGCTATTACAGGATGCAATGCTTCGTTAAGAAGCGGAGTTGTATCTTGATTGATAACCGAAGCTAGAGAAGGCGGAGTGTAAAAATAATTCTTTGGAGAAATGTTATGCATTTCATTTGATAGCGCAGGAGCTAAAGAGCGATCGATAATAGCATCTTGTGATTTATCATCAAGAGCACTAAATGATTTGTTGAACGATTGCATAGCAAGTGCATTAAAGTTATTCATATTATCATTAGACCAAGCATTAAGATGCTGTCTAGTAACATTAAGATTAACATTACCAGGAGCATTAAGTCCATTAGTAATGCGCATTGCAGAAGCAGGGTCAAGAGTGTTATTAGAAGCTCCATAAGCAAGAAGCCACAACTTTTCTTTAATAGGAGCGGGCATTCTATTAAGTTGATCAACGCTCTGCACAGGAGGAATGTTATAGGGAGCAAGAGCAGTATTTACATCAGTAAGCTCTTTAGCTTTAGCAGCATCATTTTGCTGCTTCTCTTTGAAAATCTCATTAATTTCTTGCATACGAGCAGAATAGTATGAAGCTTCGATAGGAGTAATAAGTTGTTTAAGCTTCAAATCAGCCTCTGCAATTCCAAGTTGCTGCTGTTGGAAATAGGCAGAAAGTTGCTGATAATTCATTTCGCTGATGGCTTTAGTCGTAGTTAGCCCAAGCTGTGCTAATTGCACATTAGCTTTTTGTCCTTCAACATCAGCAGTAGCCTGTGCAATAGTAGCTTTATTTGCAGCTTCTTTAGCAGCATCAACAACGGTAATCTGCGAATTGCGAATTCCGGTGTCCGTAGCAGCTTGCGTCAATTCGTGCAAACGAAGCATCTGTTTATCGAAAGTATCCTGTTGAGATTGCTGTGCCGGTTCCTCAAAAAGCAATCTAGCTTGTGCACCAAGATATCCAACAGGATCATTCCACGGCATAATATTGCGATCTTGCGTTATCTGCTGATCACGTTGGAGCAAACCTTTGCTATTTTCATTGATAGCATCAGCCATAGCACCAACAACAAAATTACTTTTAGTGGGATCGATGCCCATACGAGCAAATGTATCAGCATTTTGAGCATTTACATTTGCTTTAACCGCACCTTCCATAGTAGCGATTTCGGCATTTGCTTGTCCCACTTTAGCTGCGTCAGAAGAAATATTGGAAGTAGCATTCTGAGCAGTAGTGAATTGATTAAGCATATCAGTAATGCTTTGTTGAATGGAGGTTCCAAATTGAGAAGCCACTCCATTAACAATGCCATTAAGATCCATTGAATTATCAGAAGGCGAAGCTGTATCTGCCATTTTAATAATCCCTATTACGCCTAAAGGAATTATAATTAGAGGGCTTTAGCCATTGTAAAGTTATAATTCCAACGATAGTAGTTAGAATTTCAACTCCCCAAAAAGCTATAAATCCTTTAGTTCGCTTCTTTGCATAACCATGTCTCTCTACAGAAGCAGCAACGTATTCTGCTCTATTGTAGAAAACTTTAGCAAAGAACCGCGAAATTGGATGGGAAGGCTTTTTGCGCATAAGTTTAGCAACTGGAGTAGCCCAAGCCCAATAGCTTTGCTTAGCAAGTCTGCTATATCGCTTGTTGAAATGCATACTTCCATAGTACCACCAAGCTCGTGGCATTTTACCTGTATCAAGCATAGCAGTACAAATTACAGAAGCTGCTGCAGCAGCCTCAGCAATAGAAGATAAAACATCTGCAATGCCTCCACCAGTAGCTTCTTCGACTACACCTTCACCAGTAGCTTCAAGAGCAGAATCCTCAGCAGCAGCTTCAACTCCTTCACCGCCCAGTAAATCTTCTGTAGGTGCTAATGCTCCACCTTCGCCAGGATTGATTAAGCCAGTTCCACTAAAAGCATCATCAAATTGACTAAGTGCCGCTGTACCAGTATCGCCAGAAGCAAGTGATCCAATTCCAGCGGCAGCATCAGTTCCAGTAATACCACTAGCGATTCCAGTATCTACACTGGCTTCAGTGCCTGTTCCAGCTATACTAGCGATATCGATCGATGAAGCTGGAGCAGTTCCCATAGCTGCAGTATCTGTACTAACTGCTGCTGCATCAGTTCCAGCAGAGGTCATTCCAGCATCGCCACCTATGGTTACACCAGGAATATTGCCAGAAGTTAACGCGTCTAAACTAGCAGTTTGCTGCGCTCCAACTCCTTGCTCTGCCATATCAGCAGATGTTTTATCTAAAGCGCCTGAATTATAAGCGCTTAGTGCAGCAGCATCGTTCCCGGTATTAGCTGACGCTCCAGCAACTCCTATTCCAGTCTCATTGTATCCAATAGTTGGAATGCTTTGATTAACCATTTCCGAACTTGTTAAAGCACCACTCGGCGAAGAAGCTGGTTCACCAAAGATTGCTTTTCCAAGCATGGTTGATTTGAATGTACCAACTGGATCAGAAGCTGCGTTGATAACATCTCCGCCGTGATTGTAGACTCCGTACCCAAGACCGCCAATTTCAAGAGTTTGTGATACGCCTGTAGGAAGCAGTCCTTGATTCTTAGATACAGTAGATTTATCCGCTTGTGCAATTCCGTTAGCAGCAGAAGCCGCAATCTGCTGTTGCGATGTTTCATAATTTGCAACAGTAGCAGCAGACTGAGCAGCCGCTTGTGCCTGTGCATAAGAGCTAAGCATGCTATTTACGCTGCTATTATACATGCCGCTGGTATTCTGCTGTTGAGCGGTACCAGCAAATTGCATAGCAGCCTGATACATTGCATTACTGATAACAGGCTGCAATACAGCATATGGATTAGATGCATTGGTATTTGCTGTATTCAATACATTTTGCAATGCCCCAGTATTTCCGGTAGTAGTAGATTTAGTTTGACCGCTACCGAAAATGGAAGCTAACAAAGATGAATAATCCATTGCCATGTTAAATTACTCCAAAGAGTAGTATTGCTTTAAAATACTTAATAAAGTAGCCCTATTTCTAGAGCTACTGAGTTAAATATTTTAGCTAGCAGCAGTAGTGCTAGCCTTAAGTTTATTGTAGACAACATCCAAAGCAGCTTCAGTAAGCTTCAACTGAGCAGCAGTAGGATCCTGACCACTGTTAACGATCGAAACCCAATTCTGATAGGCAGTGATAATAGCAGGAACCTGCTGAACAATGCCTTCGATAATTGCAATAACAACACTGGCATTCATATTAGTTACTCCCACTAGAAGAAGTTGTTACACCGTTAGTATTCAACAGATCACTGAACTGCTGAACCGCAGAAGTAGCTGTGCTAAAGGCGCCAGTTACAAGTGCTCCATTTATACACGAGGTTGTATATTTGTTAGTTGTTGGGTCAATTGAGCAAGCTTCAAGAGCGCTTACTGCAGAAGCTACTGCAGAATGAGCAACCTCATTTGCCTGATTGATAGCTTTCAACTGAGCAGCATTAGGCTTGCCAGTATCAACCCAAGTCTGAGCAGCCCCAGCAAGTCCCTGATACGTAATCTGCAAAGCTGCAATGCTCTGAGCAGCATCAGGTGTGGAAGTAGGCAACAAGTTGTTAGCCTGCAAGAAACTGCAAGCAGCTAGCAAAAGCAAAGCAGCACAACTCAAACAAAGCTTTTTCATGAGTTACCTCCTGTAGGAAGTCCAGAACTAATAGTCGTAGAAGCAATCGGCTTGTTCAAAGCATCAATCGCTGTATTAGTGCAGCCATTTATAGCAACAGCGTTACCTGTCTGCACAAGTGGAAGCGTCTTCAATACATCAGTCAATGCTTCAACAGCAAAAGATCTGATATCAGAAATCGCTACAGTTTTGACACCAGAATCTTTTGCATGAAGAAAGTTAAGGGCAAAAAGATCTAGCACCTTATAGAATTTCCCAGCAACGCTGTTTGGTTCTGGAGTAGGCGTAAGAGCAGCAATTACTCCAGCTAGAACGACAATATGACTAGGATCTGCAAGAACCCAATTCAAGATTGCCTTAAAGAAATCAATTGTATTCACATTTTTAACTCCTTATTTTTACATACTGTGCTTTAAATTAATGCAAGTATATAAGACAGTTATTTTGCAAACAATAGGGGTTTTAATGCTGCACATATCCTCCTACGTTGAAGTATAATTGAGTTTGCGATATAGCAAATCCTACATATTGCTCTATATTTCCGCTGCTTGAAGGTCTACCCGAAGTAATATAGCCTCCAACAGTCGCTAGATAATAGGATGTTCCAACAGTCAATCCTGATAAAGAAACCAAACCAGAGCCGATAATAACTTCTCCAACGGAGTTAGCAACTATCCCACCAGCAGTATCACAAAATCCCATACAAGATTTTGTATTGTCTGTTGCATTTGCATTTCTTACATAAGTAGTTCCATTTAAAGCAAAGATGTTAATAGCTGCTCCATAGGCAATTCTTTCAGCCGCTGTTACATAAAAACGACCAAGGTTGCTGCGAAGTATAGTATTTCCATTTCCAGCAAAACTACTCCATTGGGAAGGAGATTGAGAGGAAATACCGCAATTGTTGACAAAACATTGAATTACTTGTTGTAGACATAGATAAATCTGCGAAAGTGCAGACTGCAATTCTGTGGACAAATCTGCGGGAGGCGATTGTGGAATTAGAAAATTAACAGAAGAATAATATGACCCTGTTTCATTTGTTTGAATACTCATTATCTTTCTCCTGCCATTGATACATCAATAAGAACAGAAGTAAGATTAAATGCGCCGACAAATAGAAGTGAAAAGTTTTGACCCGTTGTACGTTTTGCAAACTTACGTATCATTTGTCCTTCAAGTAAAGTTACCATTTTTGCGGCAGCTAACATATCTTTGCCATTTATCGAATTTAAGATATATGCATCGAATGTATTGCCATTCAACACAGACTCTACATCAGTTCGATTATGGATAACAAATTTATTTCGTTCAAATTGAAACTTACCAAGTATCAATACCCCATCAGCTACAGTTCCAACAAGATCAAAATCAACAATTTGAATTGTGCCATCTTTTTGCAGAAATGCTATATTCTTCTTAGCTACTTCTGTTAGATTAACCCCTTTGTTAGCAAGTTGCCCATAAGTTGTATTAGCAAGTTGCCCGTAACTGATATTAAGCAATTCACCGTACTCAACTTGTCCATAGATCGAAGGAGCATTCCATTCGAAACAAGCCCTATGATTTATCTTTAGTTTACCCCAGCGCTTTAGGGCCAAGTCATAGATAAGCGCATGTGTGAAATTCGGATAGTTCATTCCATACGAAATTATAACATATCGTTCCATCACAATAGAAAGACGTGTATTCAACGGAGAAGAAAGATATGTAAGTGCAATCGTAAGGGATGACTCATCAAAGTCTTCAAACGTCAAATTTGCAAGAAAATCAGTTGCAGAACCAAATAACAACTCGCTTGAACTTTTGTTAAGCTGTTGAATTCCTGCAGTAGTCCATGCATAGTGATAAGATAAATTTCCTTGCCATGTAACTTCGGAAGGAGATTGACAACCTCCAGAACCTGCAACTTCAGAGAATATATAAGGATATCGTACATTAGCGGTATAGCTTGCGCTAACTATATTCTTTTCGCAGTAAATAAGGAACCCTCCAGATATTGCGAGGCAGAACATTATCTTACCATTGCAATACTGAACAGGGCCACCACCAGCACCAGTAGTTAATGAAGGATAAAGATCTTCTGGATTTGTAACATTACTCCAAGCAACAGTAGTATCATCCCAGGCAATCAAGTACCCATTCGCTGAAGTTATGCCTTTAATATCGCTATTTGTAAGCCCAGACAGTGTGACCGATTGCATAACTTTATTTACTTGGTCGTAATACAAACAACCAATATTTTGATAGTAAATATAAGTTTTGCCATTTACAAAAGCAGTTGTCACAAACGCATTTTGTGGGACACTTGCAGCAAAAGAAGTTGAATTGCTAGCTCGCATAGCAGGACACACGGAAGTAGTACTGGCTGCAACTTCTGTCCATGTTTGCGTTCCAGTTGCAATTCCATTTATGTATGCGTAAGAAATATTTGAATTGTAGTTCCAATAGGCGCTTCCTGGCAACCATGCTGCAAGCATGTAAGTTCCAGTAGAAGGAATGGTATAATTGCCACCTGAAATCGCAAAGTCTTGCCATCCGTTACCGTTATGAGTTACAAGTCCTGTTGTTGCTTCAACAGTATAACTTCCACTCATGTTCTGTTTTACAATAAAAATCTCTATCTGATTTAGAGTATAAGAAACCTGCAAAACTGGATGCGCCCCAGTATACGTACCAACTGCAACAGTACCAGAAATTGTGCCGGCATAATACTGTGCAGTGTCTGTAGTAACTACTGTATTCAATCCTGTAGTTGCAGGAGTAAATACTGCAGCATAGTAAGTACCGGTATTTGGAACAGTATAGTTTGCGGATAGTGGAACTGTTTGCCAACCTTGACCTAAATGATTAAAAACAGCAGTTTGCGCTACAACAGTTACAGAAGCTGCACTGTTCCACAGAACTATGTATGCAATACCGCCAGTAAAAGCAACTGTACTATATACATTAACAGAGGATACTATTCCACCATTTGGAACTTGAAATTCATTTTCGATGTACGTGTATGCGCTGCTGTTAAATGTAGTATTAGCAACACTTCCTAAGACTTCAACAGCATTTGCATAATTCCAAAATGCGCCGAGTTGTGAGACTGTTGTTCCATTTGGAAGCGTAACACTTTCATCAACATATGTGGAAGCGATTGCAAGCATTTGAGTAAGTTGTGCAGTAGCTACTGGACTAGATGCAATATTACCCATTACAGACATCGCTTCCCATACACCAATGTCTGCATCATATACGTAATTTTTACCAAAAGCAGGCGCAAATAAGAATTTTGCAACAAGTGGAGTTGTATATTCAAGTGGGAATACTTGATCAAAATCCGTCACATTAGCAAGGCCAGACAGTATCTGCTCATAACCAATTGCCTGATATCCTTGAGTAGTTGGCACAACATTGTGCATATAAAATGCCTGAGGCAAACCGCGATTCAACTCAGGTTCTTTCATCTGAGTTATATAATCGAAGTTTGTATCATATTGAGGAAGCAAAATACTTCTTCCCCAAAAGTCTGATTCAAAAGGAAACTCTGCAGATGCTAAATTAATTCTAGTCCATTGATGCGTCATATTAATGCACCTTTTTTAGCTCTTTGATTTCCTTACGAATTTCAAATACATCATCTTTGAAATCGTCTACCCACATCTTAAAACGGCTTTCCAGCGACCTTTTATACCGCTTGTGTAGGTAAGCAGAAATTACTTTATCCAACCCCCAAGTAGCGACAATTGCAACAGTCAATACATATTCTGCAATTGAAGGATCATCGAAATACTTCCAAAAAGTTTCCCACATATTACACCTCATCTACTGATGAAGAACTTCATGAAATTTTTTATTCTCTTTTCTTATTCTAAACTGCTTCTTTGTCCAAATCATAATTTGAATTAATGTCCAAATTATAGACAACAGTGCAGCAATCGAAGGAAGCCACCCAACAATAGAACTAATAACTATTATCCCTGAAACTCCATCTCCAAGTAAACGAAAGTGAGCCACAGTAGCATTATAGTTGTTGATAATATCATCAGCCAAACTCATTATTTTCCCCTACCTTTTAGTTTTTGAAAAGTAGGCGACGAAGAGCCTGTATAATCATTTCGTCGCCTACTTAAACAATTATACAGGCTCTTCGTAACCGCAATTTGGACATACCCAGAACATAATGCCACCCTCTTCTTGTTGTACTAAGCGAACGCCATCATACGGGCAACGTTTTGATACAGTTTCAGTCTGAGTAGTTTCTTCAGCCATGTTACACTCCGTACTTAGTTTTCAAAGCTGCCAAATCAGAAGTGTATTGAGCTTTTCTAGTTGACAACTCTGAAATGATGTCAGCTTGGGTAGAAGCTTGCTGTGTACCCCCAATCATTGCAGCACTGAGCCAAGCTAACTGAAGCTCAGATAGATCAGCAGCGTAAGCAGCAGCCAGGGTATTTGCTGCTGCTTGAAAAGCTTGAGCATTGGTTTGTGCAGGAGGCCAGTTAGCGGTAATATTAGTCCAGGCACCGGCCCCAAGCTGTTCGATCATCGCCACCTGTGATGGATCTGATATATCGAACCCGTGAACAGAACCTTGTGGATCTTGCAAGTATTGCATTTGCATAGTGTAGTCTCCTTGACTTAGTTTCGTAGTTCAGCCCACGAAGTCGGAGCGCCTGTAACTGAATAGGACAGTCCGCTTGGCACAACACCACATACCGCAGTATACGTGCCAGACGTAAAGCTAGATTGAGCTATTGCCACACCGCCAACAGTAATAATTCCATTACCTGATCCGCCGCTGTAATGAGTTGTGCTGACCATGATGGGCTTACTTGTGGTGTTATAATATGTTGTTCCGGCAATTCTCTGAGTACCAATTGTGAATGATTGCCAAGTCTGCACATAGCCAAAGCTCTGCATTGTCGCCATGGCTTGCCCACCTGCGCCCTGCACCAATGTCGGTGCCGTTGCCCAAGTGCCTGCAACAGCCTCTGTGATGTTAATGTATCCAACAATGCGGAAGGAACTGCTGTTAATCACCGCTGCTGAATATAGTACGTTAGCACTGGTGGCACCGGCGCTAATAGCTAATGTAGAGGCTATTATCGTCTCATCAAGATTGACACCACCAGCCATATTGATGATGCCAAGAGCCGGAATTCCACCGTTGTAGAGGACAACTATTGCAAGTTGCGCCTGTGTTGCCGCTACGGTTCCCAGCGTAGCCCCAGCAGGTATTGGTAGAGACAGTGCACCAACCTTAATAGTAGTAGATGCTCCGTTAGTTAGTGCAGCATTGCGGAAGTCTAATGAACCGCCAGCATAGGTAACTGTCAAGGCATTACCAGCTACAGATGCTCCTACACTTTGAATCTTTGATCCACCAGCATTAGCATCCATATAAGTCTTGCTAGCTTTTTGGGATGGCAATAAAGAATCACTATTAGCAGAAAAAGTGCCATCAGTGCTTATCGCAATTCCGCTATCAATTACAGTATTCAAAGCTGAATAAATTGCAATATCGCCAAGTGCTGTCATATTACCAATATTGCCACCAGCACTTACACCTGGAATACCTTGAATACCTTGAGGACCAGTTTGCCCAATTGCACCTTGAGGACCAGCAGGACCTTGAGCACCAGTAGCACCTTGAATACCGCAAACTCCTATACTCCAATCAGTCTTAGCTCCGCCAGCGGCATTTCCAATTGAAGTTACATTAACAGTTACATTTGCAGCATTTGCAGCCCAACCAGTTACTTGTCCAAACATATAACTAGAAGGCGAACTTGAACTCACAGCAAGAACGTATTCTCCGTTGTAAAATGTATTATAGGTATCAGTTAAAGCAAATACTTGTGCTCCCAAAGCAGGAACCAAAGAAGTAGCTGAAACTGCTACACCAAAAACACCTTGAATATATGCTTTTAATGCACGAAATTCTGCCGCTGCTGTCTCTGCAACATTAACATCAGTAGGATTTGTTGGGTCAGCAGGATTAGGAGTATACGTCATAGATTTACTCCTTACGAATCAGTATTGAGAATGAAGAAAGCAACAGTTACTTGTGCAGTTGCATTTGCGTTGAGAGTAATTGTAAAACTCCCTGCAGCAGGAATGACTGATTTAACACCAGTAGCAGTTGCATCATTACTCTGAAGTTGTGCAAATACAATACTGTTAGGTGAGACAGAGACATTAGTAATTGTTGCAGAAGAAGTTCCTGCAGCGATTTTAAAACTTCCAACTGGAGTATTGATAGTCTGATTTCCTGCACCATTACTTATAGTGTAGTTAAAATTGATTTTACTCCAACCTAGATTAGCAGCTCCAAGAGCAACAAGTCCTTGCGATAACGGTTGTATAGTTCCGTTATTCGTAAGCTTGAACCACTCAACTTCGGCAGCGCCATCCTGTTTGGTAAAGAATCGTAGTTCTGCTCCAAGAGATGTGGTATTAACACCAGAAGCATAAATGTTAATACCGCCTACTTCAGTCCAACCATAAGCAGTTCCTGCAGTAACAGGAAGCATGTAACTCCAACCAGAGAATTTACCGATGAAATCTCCAGTTAAATTAACGCTTGGTTGAATGCCATTTCCTCGCGAAGAACTTACAGTAAATCCTGCAACTTGAGTATTCTGCAAAGCAGAAGTACCATAAGCTACTGAATTGTACGGCCAATAAGAATCATACTGCAAATAAGCATTAATGCTATCTGTACCAGTTTGATCCCCATTTGTATTGATACTAAGATGCTTATTTATCTGATCCCACCAAAAATTTGCAACATCTGTCATTATTGTTGCATTGTCTGTATTAACAAATGGAATACTTCCTTGGGCGGATAAGTTAGAAGGCAAAGCAAGGATAGCCCAAAGAGTAGATGCGTTATATACAGTCATTTAATTTATCTCCCTTCTGCAGTAATTGCAGTAGCTCGAAGAATTCCAATTTCAACCCCTATAGGTCCAGTAGGAGGATTGTGTGTATCTCCTATGACACCATAAGTATTTGCAATATCTAACTGCCCAGTTTTACGAAACACCATTTGTGCAGCCAAATAAACTATCAAAAACGGATGTTCATTCGCAACCCAAGAGTTGTAACCAACATAATTGTTTTCTTTGTCGATCTCAGGATATTGATAAAATGAAACTAAGCCGTATTGAAACTGCGTGCTACTTTTTATATTAAGAACGGTTCCGGCTAAGTATCCTACATCAACTTTCTCGGTTCTGTACTGCTCATCTAAAAGATCGTTTGGATCAATTATTGTAATCGGCCGCATAGCCAATTCTGGGTTCAACGAAACACCAAGTGAGTTACTTTGCAATGGCGGCAAAATTCCAGGATTTAATTGATAGTTGTTAAGTGTTGGGTCAAACTTACGAAAAAGCGATAATGCTTTATATCTCGGCAAAATCGATAAATCTAATTGTTGTACATAAGCAGAAAAATCAAATACAACTTGTCCTACTGCAACATCTCGGTACCAATAGTCAATACCGTGAGCTTGAAGAGTCGCAGCAATGATAGATCCTTTAGTTTCATCGACTAGATCAGGGCGATTTGTCTCGGTATATACTTGAGCTTCCAAATCTGCTAATGACCATACCATGATAAATCGCCCTTTTCTAGTTCAAGATTACTTCTGATTACTAGTAGCAGCAGCGCCAGCAATATCAGCACTGCTTACAATTCCTTTCAACGGAGATTGCTGTGCCATCATAGTAACGCTAACTCCGTCACCTTCGATCTTCTGCTTCTTCATAGCAAGAATATCGGTAGCGCTTAGTTTAGCACCATCGATATTCGAAGCCTCAGCAGTTCCTATAGTTGCCTGCAACTGCGCCATAAGATCAGAAATCTGCTTTTCGTATTGAGCACGAATAGTTTCTTCCAACTCTTCCTTAACTTCTTCTCGCACCTGAGCTTTAATAGTAGATTTTGGATCCTTACGCATATGTGCCTGAAATACTTCTTCCTCCGTGGCTTTACGGATGTAACTATTTCCGTTGGCAATTTCTTCGTCTAAATACTTCTGGTCGTAAATAATATCTGTTTCTAGAAAGCCGTGGACAAAAGGAAGCTTCTTTCCATCAGTCCTATGCAAAGAAGCATAAGGAATAGTGCAAACATAGTACTTGGTTTCCTGTGCCCTAGTAGCAGGAAGCGGCGCAGTAATTGACTGAATAGGAGAAACAGTCAATGGGTTCTGTGAATTAATAAGGTCTGGGTTGGTCATTTTGCTTTCTCCGATGTTTGTGCCATCTTAAAAATGCGAGGGTAGTTGCAGTGCTTGCTTGCGTAAATTACAACTACCCTCGCAAGTTATCTATCATAAAAGGAGATGACTACTTCTATGATAGACTTAACCCTGAGCAGCAGCCGTGAGATTGGTCATGATACCAAAAGCGGGAGGATTCTTAATAAGAGCAGTTAGCTCACTAGTAAGAGTTCCACCAACGGCATCAATCCCATTATCAGCAGCTTCGGTGCCATCCATGTTGAATTCCTTATTCTGCGTCTTGCGATCACCAAGATATGCAAGAGAGAAAGTAGGAAGATCAACAGCAATAGCAAGTTTGCTCCAAGAAGGATTGGTGTTGAACAAAGGATGCTCGATAATACGGAAAGTACCACGAGCAATTTTAATAGTGCTGAACTGCAGACCCCACTCAGTAGCACCGTCGACCATCATATACGTACCGTTAAGTCGACCGATGTTATTGATAACTTTCTTTGCAGTTCCGCCAACAAACAACACACGTTCGTTAGCAGTCTTCGGATCAGTAGCCTGATTAAAGCACGGATCGAAAGCAGCTTCGAACTGCGTATAGTTGGTAGTGCCACCAGCAACAGTGACGTTAGGCGAAGCGTAAGACGGAGGATAGTAAGCAATGTTGGATACAATGCTGTAAATCCCATCCATAGTACGGAAAGGCTGACCGTTTCTAGTGCCAGCATACTTCTGCCCAAAGAACAGACTTTTTTCGATATCCGCAGCATGGAAAGCAGCACAATCCTGCTTATTCTCCGCAATATTAGTCTCACCAGCGATAACCTGAGTAGCACGCACAGTGTCGGAAATCGCCCAAGTATTACGAAAGATCTGCGTAAGATTGGTAATGCGAACAGGATTGATCGCAAGCGCATTCGGCCGCAAAGAAGACTCTTCGTAGGCAGTACCAACCTGATACAGATTAGTGCTAGCAGCAATAGCAGCGGCAGCAACACTACCAACAGCTCGCTGCACAGAAATCTGTACCTGTGAAAGAATAGCATTAACGATAATATTTTCACCAGTATTATCGCAACGCATCAACATACCAGGAAGAAGATTATTGGTGCTGGTGATAGTGAAAACATTATCGCCGACCGCCTGGCCAGCAGTGCTAAGAGTAGCCTGCGGAAACAGCATAGTCTTAGTGAAAAATCCATGCTCAGTCTGCAAAGCAGTTTCGCTAGGAAGCATCGACGTCAGTCCAAACAATGGAGCAGTACCATTTGGAAAGAGTCGAGTAATCATACCAGCAAAAGACTTTCGAGCAAGATCCATCGTGAACTGAGCAGAACTAAAAATACCAGTAGTCATATTGAACTCCTTTGAAATAGATTGTAGTTTATTCTTTCACTTACAAAGTGCCGCTGCCAATACCATCAAAGCGAACAGTCGGCCCAAAAGTAAGAGCGACGTTAGCATTGGTAGCAGTAGCATTAGCACTCAGAGTTACGCCGATCGCACCACCGACACCCTGAGTGATACCAATAACAGTAGTACCAGCAGAGATACCAGTACCAGTTACGGTAGCCCCAACAAGATCGGAAATAGCTCCAATGGAGCCATTGCTACCCATAAACGGAAGACTGGTAGCATTAGAAGGAAGCACAAACGTAACTGTTGCAGAAGCATTAGTTGTTCCGCACTGCAAAATCTGCGTATTCAATGCAGAGAGAATAGTAACGATGTAGTCTCTCCAAGAGCTCGCAGCAATGCTCAGAGTGCCAGAACCTGCAACTACGCCAGTGCCAGCAGCAAAAGTAAGTGCGTAAGCAACAGTGTTAAGAACGCGCAAACGGAAAGTGCTACCAGGAACAAAATCTGCTTCTGGAGAGTTGCCACCAAGAGCATTGATAATGTTCTGCGCAGTGTCCGTAGTGTCGATATAACCAGCAGTGCTACCGCTACGAGCAATAAGCCCAGTAGCAATAGCTGCGCCAGTCCAAGTGCCAGCACCAACAGTGGCAATGGCACCAGAAGTGTAACTCTCTCCACCAGCCATTACATCACCAGGGAGAATCTTTCGCTCCATAACACCGGAGAAATAAACAGAAGGTCGAACAAGCATAATAACTCTCCTTATCAAAGACCAAAGAACTTACCCCAATCCTCTCCATTTAACTGCGTCGAAGCATCCTTTTTAGGAAGATCTGCAAAAGTCTTACCCTGCGATTGCGCATACTCATTTGCAAAACCGCTAAGATAATCTTTAGCTTTAGCAGATATCTCGGAAGGAGAAGCATTAGGGAATTTCTGAGAAAGCCGTTCCTTGACGATAGTAAGCATCGGAGAAACAGCAGGGTTCTCAAAGATGGGATTTTCCTGAGAGATAGAACTATTAATGCGTTCCTGTCTCAGAATATTAGGCATCACTTCTTCAGTGAAAACTTTTTCCTGCTTCTTAAGAGCTTGCTCAACAATCTTAGCTGTAGTAGCTGTGCTGTGAGCAAATGCTGTCTGAGCAGCAGAATTGATTGCCTGACCAAAGGCGGAAACATCTCCGCTAAGAGCTTTCTGCATAATTTCAGGACTGATTCCTTTTGTAAAATCAACCTGACTTGCAGCCTTCATAATTGCAGTTCCATCAACTTTCATGTCTGGAACTAAACTAGAAGGAGTCTTTGCATCAGTATCTGCAGTTTTCCACAGATCCTCAAAACCAGCAAGTGGGGATTTATCTCCAGTGTTACTATCAGTATTCGGAAAAGCAACAGGACCAGTTCCATCCGACTTAGAAGTTGAATCACCAGGAACAGTAGGATTGTTGCTAGAAGGGTCAGCTTTAGCTGGAGTAGAGGTAGAATTGCCACCAGTAAAGTTGTGGAACATATCCATAATACCCATTTTATTTACTCCTCATTGTGCTGCGCTTCTGCAGCTCTGGTAAGTTGTGCGATTGCTTCGTCTTTAGCATTATCGCTACACGTGAGTAGATAAGATAGAATCTCTATCTTGCCTCTATTAAACTCCTGCTGCAGCTTGAATGCCTCAGGAGCTAGAGGATCGTATTTTGTAACTGCTCGCTCCATTGCGGCAGCAGCAAGCTCGTTTTGTATAAACTTATAATTCAAATCCGGCAAATTAGCCGCTATTACTGTCTCCTCTTCAGTGAATTCATAAGATGTAAACATATTGGCAATTAACTTAGCCATTCTGTTGAGTTCCTTTGCTTGTAACAGCACTAGCACCAGTATTGCTTTGAGTTGCTTCTAGTGCTGTTGAAGTTTGCGATTGCGCAGGAATTGGAGTAGTTTGCGCAATTTGCTGAAGTTGTTGATTTATTTGCTGAAGTTGTTGCATAAGTTGTTGAGGAATTTCTGTCCCTTTTTGCATAGCATTTTGCAGAAGTTCCATAATTTGCGATTGCTGTTGTTCAAGCGTCACCTGCATCTGCGATTTTTCAAACGGACGCAAATCAGCTCCACGAAGCTTAAACAAGTATGTAACAAGCGCAGAAATGTTATAACCGCCAGAGAGTTGCGGACTAGATCCAATTACCTGCAAAGAAGTTTGAAACTCATCTGTACTCATTTCTTTATCAGCAGGGGTTAATCCATCTGATACTTTAAAATGAATAGCAGCTTTACGAAGATCCTCTGGTTGAATAGCAACCTGTTGATTTTTATCCCGATTATAGATAACGTCGCTAGGTTGATACTGAAGAATATTAAGTTTAATGCATTCCTTAAGAGGAGTCAAAACCTGACTCTCAGACATCAATGCCATGCACTGATTATGACCATTTCCATGTCCCATGACATCTTCATATTCATGAAGTGTCTTATTGCCTTTTACAAACTGTCCTTGAGTTGCTTGATTTTGATTATTGATTAGATTTGCAAAACGGATAACTGCTTCGCTTCCCTGCACCAACGAAGCCGTTTGTTCATCATGAAATGGGAATTGATAAACAGCTTCGTTAAGAGGTTTGCCATAAGCAGCAGGACGAACAGGTATTTTAGCTTCTGGGTTAGTTGAATTAATATCTTTCTTGGCAATGCGAAGTGGATCATAAAGAACACGATCGCCAACAAGCCTACGCTTACTTGCGATATACCCATTCCACATTGAAGATGCGATATCTTGCATATCCATTACGTTTGAAGCAAAACTCTTAGTTTGAAAATCCAACCCATCTTCAATAGGCTGCCCAAAGAACATTGGAATATAGTTGTGAACATTAGTTTGTCGTTCTGCAAACAAAACAACTTGTCCATTTACGATTATAAATTTCCATACTTGCGGCGTATTCTCTTCAGGAACATTTAGCCCAAAATCTGAAGGAAGGATTCTTGCATACAACTTAGTTACTTCGTATATATTCTTGTAGCGCAATCCTTGTGAAAGCGGATCTTTAGCGTTCAATGCCCACTGCATCCAATCAAAGCCTTGTGCACTTGCTCTAGTCATTGTTGGATACGGATTAATAAGAGGAGTATAATAGCAGAACGGATTTCCACTACCACCGGCAGCTACTGGTGCTGGACCGCTTTCAAAAGCTCTAATAGCAGTTGTAGCAGAGATTTTGCCATACAACTCATTTATATACTTTTTAAGCTTAACTCTAGAATACAATTCCATATACCCAGCAAATTCGCCTTCTGTGCAAATATCAGCAGGATGCACTCGCGGATCAAAGAATGTATTATAAAGATCCATCCGCTTAAGGACGTTGCCTTGCCAAATAGTGTTCTTTTGCTTTGCATTATTCGGATAGGTAATATCAGTTTCAACTACTGCAGTATTCTTTTGCTGCCATTCCGCTTCTAATCCTTGCAGATTATATTTCAACCCATCTCTAAAAAACATCATCAACTGTCGTGACCAACCAGAACGAATTGCATTTTCTGCGATAATAGTTTCCATCTGCAATGCTGCATCTTCAGTAGCAGGATCAGCGGAAACACCAAAAATGGGATATCCTGTCAAAAATACGTTTGTCATATACGCCATCGCAGCTTCAACTTGAGGCATAACAATCGGAACAGTGATGTTTTGAATCTTTCGTTTATCCCCAATGCGATTGGCAATCTTAGCTCTAATGTTTTCTTCAGTCCAATCAACTTCCCGCATATAGTAACGATCTATCATTTCAAGATTAGACCGCATTGAAAACTGATTGAGCAATAATTCCTGAGCTTTCTGCATATATACAATAATAGAATGCTCTGAATCTTTTTTAATAAAAATCTGTTTATTATCAGCCATTACTATCTCCTAAAAACTACAAAGTGTTTCATCAACAGAAACACCCTCAAGTCCGTCTATTAGTATCTTCTCATCAGAAAGCATCAAGTTACCATGCAATGCTATAGCTTTCTCAGCATGACCAATTAAGTCAAGAATATCGTCTATGTTGTCTCGCTTCATGGGATTCCAATTTGCGATTTGGTTAGTTACAATAGAACGAATGCTTGGATGCAATACTATTCTACCAGAACTTACATTCTTTAAACCATCCGAAATTCGTGAATTCTTTGAACCATAAGTGCTAGGAACTTCCAAAAATTGAAATCCTTGAATATGCAACTGAAATGCAATTTGTTCAAACCAATAAAGCAACGTAGATTGATACCCCCCAGACTCACAGCAAATGCATCTACAATTTTTTTGAAGTGCTAACAAAATCGCTTTTCTGATAACATTTCCTGGGGATAAATTATCAGAATAAACTTCTCGCAATCCAAGAACTTCATCATATATTTCATAGTATCCAATTGCTGTATTATCGCTATTTAATTTACCAGCAGCAGGATCAATGAAAATAAACTTTCCTTGAGGAGTATCATTCTCTCCCCACTTCCACGGTTTAAGATTAGAAAAATCTACTTTCTTATTAATACCGATTTCAGTGTCATTTTGAACTTCAGAAAGAAATATTTCAGGATGCCCCATTGCAATATCATTATTGAATTCATCAATCAGAGTTAGCAGGGGCTGTAATTCTTCCCAAAGAGCGGTGCCGTCAGAGAGAATAGCACCAGAAATAAACTTAATCCAAGATGGGTTTAACTTAAATTTCTTAAGAATGCAATTAGGACCAGGAAACATATTACCAGCATAAACATAAAGACATCCTTTCGGACTCTTTGCTTTCATTGCTGTACCGATTAACCAACGTTCTAGTGCAGACGATTGAACTTCTGATTCACTGCACTCTTTGGATTGTATATCGTCAAATATCATTACATCGGGACGAGCATTCTTAAGGTTCATTCCTCGCATACTACCATTAGCACCAATAGATGCGAGAATGATATTACGTCCTCGATATCCAAATTTATAAAGAGATTGCGTTTCCTTTTCGATACCTAATTTCCAATCCCCAAATAATGAACGAATATTAGGCTCATTTAACATATCTACAACATCAGCTACGATGTTTTCAGCTTTTTTCTCAATATCGCTAACAATTAGAATAAAACACTTTTTTGTGAACAAAATGCAATATAAAACAAACAACTTAATGAGAGTAGTTTTACCGTGACCACGAGGAATGCCAAGAGCTATCTTACTGAAATCGCGAACCAAAATGACTTTGCTGCACAGTAATGCCCAAGCTGCTAGCAATACTGGAGGAAACATGAATTCAAATACAGTTGGCATTGCTATACCAGCAAGCATATTAAGATCGCTTTTTGCAATCTCAACTACCTGTTCGCGATCATAAGTAGCTTCTTCGAAATTAGCTGCTGCTTTGGCTTTCGCTTCATCTTCTTTTTGCTGTTGCTCTTTTGTTATTTCTTTTTCTAAATCACGAATTTCTCTGCGTTCAAATTCAGCACTAACATCGGCATTTTCCATACCGAGTTTTTCTTTCCACTGCTTTACAAAATTATTACCGTGCATAGATCCATAACCGGAACGCAAACGCATTATGAACCTTTCGAATCACTGTGTTGAAAATACAATTTCAAACCAAGTAAAATGGCTTTAGCTGTATCTTTATCTTTCTGTGTAGCCGTCATCTCATTTTTCCGCATTTCCACTTCCGTGTTGGATTGCTGCGGAGGGAAGATAGGCGGCGACTTTTGTGTATCTTTCTGCATCGCCATCTTCTTTTGTAGCAAGAGTTTTCAATAGTTGATGAGTAGGCATTGTAACAAGTGTTTGATCATCAACCTGAACCACTTCACCTTTTTTATCGATTGTAAAGTTGTTAACGATTACATTTGGAATTGCCAAATTTACAATTTTTTGATTTATAACAAGACTTTCTTGTGCAGCAACACCTCTTCGCTTAGCTGCATTCAAAACTGCAAATGCTTGCAGCACATCTTTAGGCTTGTAAATAAAATTGCTTTCTACTGCTTCTGCAAGCTTTTCAATAAGTCTATCTTCAATCCCATCGATATTACGATCGCGTTTATTATTGGCTGTCAATGCTTGCATACGAAGTTGCGCTACTTCAGCAGCAAACACTTCATTTGCAAGAAGTTGAGAAATGTAAGAAGGATCGCATCCAACAGCAGTAGCTACTACTTCGTTATTTAGTCCATTTCCAAGTAGCTCTTTTATCTGCGTTATATCTGCCATCTTCGCAACCCTTCTATTTTTACTTTATTACTTCTTAGTGACCAACATCTGAAATTTCAACTGCGTAGAATTTATCACCAGTAGTTGCACCGATGATATTGATCTGATCAGTGATCACAACAATTCCACCATTGCAATAAAATGTCTGGTTGGTAGGAATCGGAAATCCAACTCCAGTCGTGGTAGGAGCAGTTGTTCCAAACGCAATGTAAAGAGTATCAGTTGCAGAATTGGTTATGATACAATTTTTGCGATTTGGATTCTGCGTAAATAGCGTCTGCGATGTTCCACCAGCAGCGATAGTAATTGCTGATGCCACAGTCGTAGTTCCCTGCAATGGATCAACTTCAATTGCTTTTGCTTCACTGAAGAACAATGAAAACGCAATCAAAGCCGCAGCAATTGATCCGAAAAAGTTAACTTTGCTGCTGCTCGTAGTTTTAGCTGCACACACAGCAACTTTCAAGGTTGCATGATCAACAGGAGCAGCTTGTGCATTTAGCACAGTTAGAGTTGCAGGATGCGGATTCAAGCACTGTTGATCGCTAGTGTGAGTAGGAGAATTAGCACTGTAGTAACGTCCCTGAGCATCACAATACATATTAGTACCACTCATGGCAAAAACTCCTTAAATGCCTTGATTTCCAGCACCTGCACTGTTAGAAGCACTGCCATCAGCAATGACAGCACTATCAGTCTGACCAGATGCCATTTCTTGATCAACGGGAGCAGCATCACTAGTAGCTCCATCAGCTGTCAAAGACGCAATTAACTCAGGTCGCGGATTAACTAGCATCTGATCTGAAGCGTTAGTAGGAGTCGCAGCACAATACATTTTGCCGCTGGAATCAATGTAAACATTAGTCATTTTTGCAAAACTCCTTAAAATCGCATACAACTAATCTATCTTCTATACTATTACTTAAGTATCGCAACTACGCAACTAGGGATTTCGCTATTCCTCTCAACTTGCTACGCTTTAACTCTAACTAACTGTGTAGCATTGTTAGATGAGTAATATGTAATTTTTTCGAAAAAAGTTTAGGAAAATGTGGTAAACGTTAAAGATAATTACGCCAGCGCGCACAAAAAGGCTTCCTACCCCCCTCCCTAATTGCAATTGATGCTTAGTTGCATTGCTGCGCAGGGTTACGAGTTAGACGCATTGCAATTGCGAGTGCGAGTTAGTTGCAGCTGCGATCGATGCTTCGATGCTTCGCAGTTCCGCTGCTTCGCTGCCTGCAA